ATGAAAACATCAATTGCTAGATCGCGTCTTCGCAACGCAATCGTGTTCTTTGCAAAGAATACGGAGTCGTGCGGCAAGATCAAGCTGTTCAAGTTACTGTATATGCTTGACTTCGAACACTTTCGCCAAACCGGCAAGAGTGTGACTGGCTTCGAATACCAAGCTTGGAAGTTCGGTCCTGTGCCTGTAGAACTGATGCAGGAGTGGGAGGATTTTGAAGAAGATTTAAGAGCCGCAGTCGAGATTGTACCTGAGCGAGTCATCGACTACACTCGGCTGGCTGTCAAAGTCCGAGAAGGCGTAGAGTTTGATGGCGATGACTTTACTGGTAGGCAAATGACTATCCTACATGATCTGTGCGAGAAGTATCTCACTACGCAATCACCGAAAATGATAGACGTTACTCACGAGCAAAATGGTGCTTGGGACAAGGTATGGGCAGGTGGTCGCGGCGCACAAGATGAGATTCCTTATTCACTTGCTCTTGCGGACGACGACCAAAATCGAGATTTGATTCTTGAGTTGGCATGCGAAGCTAACGGCTATTCATCCCCTATTGCGAACGGCGGCTACTAGATGCCGGCCCTTGGTGAAGTTTGGAAGCACTCGCACTTTTACCGCGATGCCAATACGGGGGAAATGCTACCCAAATATTTGCTAATTCTTGCTGTCCGCCCTGATGGCGACTTGGTATATCGTCTTTTGACGAGCCAAGCCCACCAGCGACCACATGCCCCGGCTTGTGACAAGGATGGTGTACATCCTGGTTACTATCTTGGCACGCCGATGCCGATGGGTGTACTTTGCAAGCCAACTTGGTTGGATCTTCGCGAGATCGAGGATTTCGATGCGCGTGATTTCGCTTTGCTAACGAAACAGAATGTCCTAACTTTGGTTCACACGTTTCATAAAAGCATCCTTTATCCAGCGCTTGAGTGCGCGGCTTATGCTCCTGATACCACCCCTCGACAAAGCAAATACATCATGACTGCTCGTGGAACTTTAAATTGGCCTTAGTCTTTTTAGGCAGGATATCAATTTTCAGTGAGTAATGAGGCCCGCATTTTTGCGGGTTTTTTTTGGGCTTGTTTCGTCACTTCCATCCTCTCCATTTTCAAGATCAGCTTGGCCGCAGGACGAGCTGATCTCGATGTGCACCAGCCTTAAATCAAGTGTCAGAAGCTGCGTCAAGGATGTTTTACTGACGAACACAGTGACAATGCATTGCAGAAAAAACAAAGGCAGGGTAGGCTTTGATGGTTGCCAACTACCCAACGGAGCTAAAGTGAAAACAGTATCCCCGTATGAAACTATTTCCACTGACGATGTATCGCCAGGGCAACTCATTTTGTTGACGATTAATGAGCCACCTATTACCGCATTCGCTATTCAAGACGCCAATGAGAACGTGGGATTCCTAATCTTGGAAGGTAAGCACATCGGTAAGATTGAGTACCGTGATAGAGAAGAAGTGCAACGATTGACTCAATCTGTTTACATGGAGCTGCCAAGAGTCGCTAGGGGTTGGGCAGGTCCGAAGCGCCCCGAAGGCCCTTTGGTGGTAGCTATAAATGGGGGAAAAACCTATTTTATTTATCAAAAAAACGGACAAGAAATTGCAGTAGACATTGATACTGGATCGGTAAGTGCTCCCCCTAGAAGCCCACTGTACCTGCACAAATGGGCGATTTATGAGGACGAATCCCACGAACTGCTTCTGCAAGGCGGCGTCTAAACTTCGTGCGAGCGTCAGGACAAGCCAGCCCACAATCTCACGCGGCGGCCATAGTTCACCTATAGCCGTTCCCCTTCACTTACTACATGGGCACCTTAGGTAAGGTGGGCGGTTCTGAGCGGGGCAGTTTAGATCAAGACTTCCCCAAAATCTAACGGACACTCCAATCCGCACGACAGGGTCACGCGATGGGGGCAGGTTGTCCATTGCAACGTGGACTCGTATTCATTTTTTCATACGTGGAGGAAGCGGATCAGCTACACCTACGAGGCGCTCTGCCGGATACTGCTGGAACAAATCCTCTTCGCTCACAAGGGAACCATCGAGCCAGCCTTGATACTGGTGCGGGTCGAGAATCATCATCATCCGTTTTTCATCATCCGGCTTGTGGAAGCGCTGCATGAGCGAGTGGCCATCGGCGTTTATCGTCAGCATCGAGAACGACAACAGCAAATCTTGCGGCCGGAATTCCCATATCCCGGCGATGGCCGCCGGCATCCCATCGGCGCGCTCGATGCGCCAGCGGATCGGCTTTCCTGTTTCGTAGCAGGGTTCGAAGAAATTCTCGGCAGGGATAATGCAGAACTGTTTGCGCTTCCAGGCATTGCGGAAAGATGGCTTCTGCGCCACGGTTTCGGTGCGGGCGTTATAGGTCTGGCGCGCCAGCTTCATATCGGCCCAATGCGGAACCATTCCGAAGCATGCCGGCGCGACTTCCAGCTCACCGGGCACCTCGTGCGACGCGCGAATGATCGGCGCCATGTAGCCGGGCCAGGCTTCCGGCGGCAGGTCAAATTGAGGGGAGCGAACAGCAAAATGCTGTTCGATTTGATCGCTACGGCTGGGGGTATAGTCGGCGCACATGCAATTTATTCTACCTGCCTTCTGGCACCGGCGGCGGCTCCGTCCCGACAAAACACAGCCAGGACTGCGCATAGTCGCAAAATTGCATATCCACTTTGCTGCGCTCAAACCCTGACAACACCATGCGCCCATCCCGATACCAAAGCAAATTCACATCGAACAGTGTGTCGACGTAGTTTCCTTTCTCGCCGTAAGTGAAGCGGGCCAGCTTCACCAAACGGTGCAAGCCCTGGTCTGTTGTTTCAATGACTTCCAACGTTCCGGGTCGTGCCGAGTTGTAGCGATCATGCAGACGTCGTTTGGGCACCTCCACGCCAGCAAGGCGCATCTTTAACATTTTAACAATCATCATGACACCTGAATAAAATACTGTACACGCATACAGTATATCAAGAGTTCTTGAGGTCGCAATACGCGGCAATGACGCGAGGGCGTGAAGATGAACGATGCTTATAGTGCAGACACCAATACATGGGCCAGAACCGCGCCAGGGCACGGCGCAGCGCGAAAACAACATCGTTCCCACGTCGCAGTACCACCCGCAGGAAAAAACGCTCAAAGTGCGTCAAAATGCGTCAGATCGCGCTCCCCCTCTTCGCCCCGCCGCGCCAGTCCACATGCGCCTTCGGCCATGGCGCAAATTTGAGTCAAAAGAGCCCTATATAGCGGGCAGGTGTGGAGGGGGGACAACTGCGCGCGCCGGGCCGAAACGGGCCTTTTTCTTGCTTCTGGTGCAACATCATTCGTCAGGACGTGAAAAAGCCGCCTCATGGGCGGCTTGTGCGGTGGCTGGGGCGCTCTGGCGCGGCTGGGCTGTCGCGGTCCCTCTCTGCCAGCTATCGCGGCGTGGCGGTCATCCTGGGCGGCCGGCGCGCGCCCTGGCCGCCTGTTCCTTGTCGTAGTCGTCGCGGCAGTCCACATCGCAGAACAGCAGCGCGGGCGCCAGCGCCTCGTCGCAGTAGTGGCAGCAGCCATGCGCCACCAGGGCGGGCCGGCCGCGCACGGCGGCCAGGCCGCGCGCCACCTCGGCGAAGATGATCTTGTCGGTGTTATCGATGTGATCGCTCATGCCGCGCCCTCCCCGCCCGTGGCCAGGTCATACGGGGCAAACCTCACCACTTCCACCCCGGCCCATTCGTTGATCGCCATGAACTGAGCCTGCAGCGGCACCAGCTCGTTACGCGCGAAGACGCGCGCAGCCGGTTCCACGGCGCCGAAGCCGCCGGCATTGTTCGGCAGGATGCCCATCAGCTGGGGCGGCACGCGGTGCGCGGCCAGCTGGTCGTCGCGCGTGACGCTCTTGATGTTGAAAAACTCGTCCTTGGCGGCCACGTCGGACACGGGCAGAATCTGGATGCCGTCCTTCTTGCCGTTCGGCGCATACATGAAAAGGTTGCGGAAGTTTCCCGGCCCCTTGCTGTCGCGCATGGCCTGGCGCAGGTTGTCCACGTCCTGCGTGTTGGCGGCGGCGTCCGTCATGTAGAAAACGAAACCGGCGTGCGAACCGTTCTTGTAGTACTTACGGCGGAACAAAGTAGCCGCCTCGTTGAGCCAGGCCGATTGCAGCGCGCTCAGGTACTGCGGCACGCCGTACAGCTCCTGATTCACGTCCGGTTCCATCAAGTGGAACACGCGGCCCTTGTCGAACTGGTGCACGGCCTGGTAGCCGTTCACAAAATAATAGGTATCCAGATCGACGCCGCGCCGCATGTACTTGGCCAGCGCGTGCTGGTACGCCAGCGCCTTGCCGCTGCGGCTGGGCCGGTCTTCCAGGTAGGCATTGCCGAACGTCAGGAAGTCCAGGGCCATGCGTTTAAAAGCGTCGCGCGACAGGTACTTGCTGGGAATCAAGGTGGACGCCAGCACGTTAGCCTTGAAGTGGATGGCGCTGCTGTGGTGCACGCCGGCATTGAAGGACTTGGCCAGGCCCGCCAGGTTGACGGGCGGCTCATACCAGTGGCCGTTCTTCCAGCATTCGAAGCAATCGAGAATATCGGCGTGCTCGAGAACGGGCGTCGGGTCGCCGAAGGAAAACGCCTCGATACCGGCGGCGGCCGGCGCCGTGGCCGCTGTTGATGGCGCGCCCTGGGCCTGCTGGCCGCGCGCGCGCAAGTGTCGTGCTTTGCTCAAGAATAAATCTCCATGAATGATTGGTGGTTGTCGGTGGTGCCTTCGAAGGGCTCGTGATCGAGGGCATGCATGCAGGCCCATGCCAGATCGGCGTGGCCAGTTTCGTCGCTGCGGCCGGCGACATAGGTCACGTGCCGCCCGCTTGGGGTCAGGGTCTTGTGGATGGCCATGAAGGACTGCGCGATGTCGGTCCAGCCGGCGTCAAACTCCAGTCGGCCCTTGCTGATGATGTTTTTGGCCTTCAAGACCATGCGCGTTTTGACTTCGGGCGAGTAATTCAGGGCCGTGACGGCCGGGAAGAAGCCGCGCACGATGGGCAGCACGCCGATGCCCATGCCCGTGGTGTCGATGCCGATGTATTCGACGTTGTAACGCTGGGTCATCTGGCGGATGGCGTCGGCGTGATCCTCGAAGCTCTGCCCGCGCCACTGGTGGCGCTCCAGGATGCGGAACTTTCCGCCGGCCGTCATGGGCGGGGCCAGCACCACGCAGCCGGCGCTGTCGCCGTTCAAGGCCGGGTCATAGCCGATCCACACGGGTCGGTTGCCGAACGGGCGCAAGCCCAGCAACGGCTTGTAGTCGTCCCACTCGACCCAGGAATCGACCATGCAGCGCTGCAGCTCGGCCAACGGGAAGACCGAGGCCGAATCGTCGATGAAGTTGCACATCAGCAGGTTGTCGAACTGGTCGGGGCTGTATTCGAAGTTGCGCAGCTCGTCGATGTCGAACAGGTTGCAGCCGCCGCGCTCGGCGTCCAGGATGGTGACGATCTGGCGCCAGATCTTGTCCTCGCCCGTGAAGCCCGACGACAGGCGGCCATGGCTCACGTCGATATTCACCTGGTCGGCCTTGGCGCGGCGCTTGTTGAACAACTCACCCGTCCAGAATGGATAGGCCTGGTGCGTGGTCGAGGATGGCGTGGAAAAGTAGGTCTTGCGCCACTTCTTGTGGATGGCCATGCCCGAGGCCACCTTGTTCAACTCCTGGAAATTCTGCGTCCAAAAGAATTCATCGAAGTAGAAATTGCCGTGGTAGCCCTGCGCCGTCCGCGCATTGGTGCCCAGGAAGTACAGATGCGCGCCGTTCGGCAGCACGATGGGGTCGCCCGTCAGCTCGATGCCGGCCGCCTCGCGCGCAAATTGCACGATGTATTGCTTGAAGACGTGGGCCTGGCTCTTGGACGCGGACAGGAAGATCTGATTGCGGCCCGTGGCCATGGCGTCGGCCAGCGCCTCGCGGGCAAAGTACCAGGTGGCGCCGATCTGGCGCGACTTCAAAATGGCGCGCGTGCGCTGGTCGCCGTTGCGATACCAGACCTTTTGATAGTCGAAGAGCGAATCCTGGAAGGCGTCGAGCAGCTGGATTTTCTGTTCTTCGCTGAAGTCGTTGCGGGTCGGCTTCTTCTTCGGCCCCGCATTCCGGTTCGCCAGTTTAGGGTTGAGATCGACCTCGTTGCCGCCAGGCTGCTCATAGCGGCGCACGCGCGCCATCTGCACGATGGTGCGCGCCAGCAAGTCGATTTCCTTGTAGTCGCTGCCGCTCTTGACCTCTTTTTCGATCAGTTTCACCAGGCGCAGCTCGGCCGACGCCTCGACGTGCTCGATGGCCTGCGCTTTGTCCCACTCGTCGCGCTCTTTCCAGCTATTGATGGTGCTGCGCTTGATCCCCAGGTGGCGGGCGATGGACGAAATGCGCCAGCCCTTCCAGTACAGGGCGCGCGCGGCTCGGCGCGGCTCGGATTCGGGCACGGCCAGTTCGGCGATTATTTCTTCGGGTTTTTGTTCAATTGCTAGCATGCCGCCAGCGTAGGCCGCGCGCGCGCGGAGCGGGGAAAGGCAAAAGTCGCTATGGCCCATAGCAACCCGCACCGCATTGAATCGCAGCGCCAAGACGTTGACCATGGCGTTATTCGATCAACCGAGACACGCCACCATGCCTAAATCCCAATTCTTCCGCGTCGCCACCGAAGGCGCCACCACCGATGGCCGCAACATCGACCGCGCCACCATCGAGCAGATCGCCGCCACCTACAACCCGAAAACCTACGGCGCGCGCATCTGGCTGGAGCACATTCGCGGCATCCTGCCCGACAGCCAGTTCAAGGCCTACGGCGACGTGATCGCGGTGAAAGCCGAGGAAGTGGACACCGACAACGGCAAGAAACTGGCCCTGTTCGCGCAGATCGAACCCACGCCGGAACTGGTGGCCATCAACAAGGCAAAGCAAAAGCTGTACACCAGCCTCGAAATCCAGCCCGACTTTGCCGACTCGTCGCAGCCCTACCTGGTCGGCCTGGGCGTCACCGACAGCCCGGCCAGCCTGGGCACCGAGGCGCTGAAATTCTCCGCAAGCCGCAAGCAGCAAAGCGCCAACCTGTTTACTTCTGCCGTCGAGGTGATGCTGGAATTTGACGAGCCGCAGGGCACCAAGCTGGCCGACGCCGTGAAAAACCTGCTGTCGCGCTTCTCCAATAAATCCGGCGCCGACGCCGCGCAATTCGCCGACATCAGCGAAGCCGTCGAGGCGCTGGCCGGCCACGTCGTCACCGCCAACGACAACTACACGGGCACCTTGGCGCGCCTGGAAAAAACCGAAACGGCATTGAAGGCCACGCAGGACGAGCTGGCCGCCTTCAAGGCGCAGATGGACGAAGCGCCCGGCAACGGCCCGCGCCGCCCTGCCGCCACCGGCAACGACGGCGCCGTGCAGACCGAGTTTTAAGCGCCCACGCCACTCCACGACACCCCATTCAACAACGGAGCAATGATTTATGAAAAAGCAAACGCGCCAGGTCTTTGGCCAATATGAAACCCGCCTGGGCCAGCTGAACGACACGGACAACGTGGCCAAGACCTTCAGCGTCACGCCCAGCGTGCAACAAAAGCTGGAAACGAAAATGCAGGAATCGAGCGAGTTCCTGACGAAAGTGAACATCATCGGCGTGACCGAGCAGGAAGGCGAAAAGCTGGGCCTGGGCGTGTCCGGCCCGATTGCCGGCCGCACCAACACCAAGGACAAGGAACGCAAGACACGCGACCTGTCCACCCTGGACGGCACCAAGTACCGCTGCGAGCAAACCAACTTCGACACGCATCTGAACTATGCCAAGCTGGACGCCTGGGCCAAGTTCCCCGATTTTCAATCGCGCGTGGCCAATGCCATTTTGACGCGCCAGGCGCTGGACCGCATCGTCATCGGCTTCAATGGCGTCAAGGCCATGGCTGACACCGACCTGGACGCCAATCCGCTACTGCAGGACGTGAACAAGGGCTGGCTGCAGCACCTGCGCGAACTGGCGCCCGAGCGCGTGCTGGGCCTGGTGGCCAACGGCATGCCGGGCAAGGTCATCATCGGCGACGTGGACGGCGCCGACTATGCCAACCTGGACGCGGCCGTCACCGATGCCGTCAACCTGCTGGACCCGTGGTATCAGGAAGACACAAATCTGGTGGCCATCGTCGGGCGCAAGCTGTTGAACGACAAGTATTTTCCATTGGTCAACACCAAGCAGGCGCCCACGGAAACCCTGGCGGCCGACATCATCATCAGCCAGAAACGTATCGGCGGCTTGCCGGCCGCGCGCGTGCCCTTCTTCCCGGACAACGCGATCCTGATTACGCGCTTCGACAATCTGTCGATCTACTTCCAGGAAGGCGCGCGCCGCCGCCGCGTCGAGGACGTACCCAAGCGCGACCGCATCGAAAACTACGAGTCGTCGAATGACGCCTACGTGATCGAAGACCTGGGCCTGGCCGCGCTGGTGGAAAACATCGAGCTGAAAGACAAGTAATGGCGAACCAATCCCCCGCCCTGCGCCACCGCGCGCGCATGCTGGCCGAGCGCACGGCCGGCGCGGCCGCGCCGCAAGGCGTGACCACCGGCACGGCCTACGAAATGATGCTCTACAAGCTGGCCGATGACCGGCGCCGCCTGAAATCCATCCAGTCGGTGGAACGCAAGATCGAGGTCAAGGCCATCTTGCTGCCTGAGTATGCGCAGTGGATCGACGGCGTGCTGGCCGGTGGCAAGGGCGCGCAGGATGACGTCTTCGCCACCTTGCTGGTGTGGCACATCGACACGGGCGAGTACGACCGCGCCCTGGTCATGGCCGAATACGCACTGGCGCACAAGTTCACCCTGCCCGAGACCTACAGCCGCGACATCGCCACCCTGATGCTGGACGAGTTTGCCGAAGGCTACTTGCACGGCAAGCTGGCCGCCGATCCGCAGCACGCCGCGCAGGTGCTGGGCCAGGTGGAACAGCTGACGGCCACCAGCGACGCGCCCGACCAAGCGCGGGCCAAGCTGCACAAGGCTATCGGCCTGGCCATGATCGCCATGCTCGATCAGGCCGACGACACGGACATCGCCCCGGCGCTGGTGGCACAAGCGGAAACGGCCATGGCCCAGCTGAAACGCGCACGCGCCCTGTCGGAGTCGTGCGGCGTCAAGAAAGATATGGAACGGCTGGAGCGGCGCCTCAAGCGCGCGGCCGGTTCCACGTAAAGAGCATCCCCCGCAGCACGGCGGCACGGGGGGATTCTGGCCAACCCTTTGACCTGATGAACCCTGTCCACCGCCCACTTTTGAAAGCGTCCCGTATGTCCTTCATGGCCCTGCCCCCGTCAATTCCGCCTGGCAGCGCGCCCACGCTGCCAGCACCGGCCGCCGGCATCATCGAAAACGACCGCTGGTTTCCCGATATTGCGCTGGCCGATATGCGCGACGCCATGCGCCTCGATGGCACCGTCACCGACGCGCGCCTGGTGCAAGCCGTGGTCGATGCCATCCTGCAGGTCAACCGCGAGCTGGCCGACTGGCAGGGCCAGAAGGCCGCTGCAGGTATCGCCACCCTGGTGGACGTGCCGGCCACGCGCATCAACCGCGAGTCCCGCTTGCTGGCGCAGTACCGGCGCGCCGTCTACAGCACGGCGAAGGCCGATCTGATCGAGCGTTACCGCGACTACGACAGCACGGCCACGTCCGTCAGTGACAAGAAAAGCATGGAATGGCTGGACGAGGCGCCCGGCGCGCAGCGGCGCAATGCGCAATGGGCCATCGCCGATATGGTCGGGCGCACGCACCTGACTGTGGAACTGATCTGATGCAGGTGCGCACGCGGCAGCACGACACGGTAGACGCCCTGGTGTGGCGCTACCTGGGCGACGGTGCGGGATACGTCGAGCAAACCCTGGAAATGAATCCCGCACTGGCGCGCCACGGCGCCGTGCTGCCTGCCGGCCTGGTCGTCACCCTGCCCGAGCCGAAGCCCAGCACCGCCACCATGGCCGCCGCCGATCTTGTGCAGCTATGGGATTAACGCAGCAATCCACCTTTTATCCATTATGAAAAATCTCTCACCCCTCTTACCGGAGAATCAAGCAATGTCCGCAGAATCGTTTGGTGGTTTCGCCACCCTGGTCAAACTGTACGGCTTCAAGGCGGCGCTGGGCATGGTCGGCGCGGCCATGCTGTACATCGTGCTGCCGCCGCTGAACAGCGACGGCACCTTCAACAAGGGCGAATTCGTCGCCCGCCTGGCATGCGCCGGCGTGTTCTCGTGCCTGCTGGGCGGCACCGTGTACCAGCTGCTCTGCGCCCAGCTCCCGGCCATCGGCGCCATGGTCAACGCGTCTGCCATCGACTTGATCGTCGGCGCGCCCGGCTGGTGGGTATCGCGCGCCGTGGCCCTGTGGTTCCAGCGCCGCAGCGACAAAGACATCGCCGAGCTGGTCAAAGACGCAAAGGAGCACTGATGGCCACCATGGAAAATCCCCTGATCGCGCGCGTCATCGACGCCATCCTGCGCGCCGAAGGCGGCTATGTGAACGACACGGCCGACAAAGGCGGCGAAACCAACTTCGGCATCACCGTGGCGGTGGCGCGCGCCAACGGCTACACGGGGCCGATGCGCGACCTGCCCGTGACCGTGGCGCGCGCCATCTACACGGCGCGCTACATCACGGAACCAAAGTTCGACCAGGTGCTGGCCACCCATGCCGGCATCGGCGCCGAGCTGATCGACACGGGCGTGAACATGGGGCCGCACCGCGCGGCCGAGTTCCTGCAGCGCTGGCTGAACGGTTTTAATGACACGGACACACGTTACCCCGCCCTGTTTGTCGATGGCCGCCTGGGCGCGCAATCGCTGGGCGCGCTGGCCGCCTTCCTGAAATGGCGCGGCCAGGATGGCGCCACCGTACTGCTGCGCGCCTTGAACGGCGTGCAGGCGGCGCGCTACCTGGAAATCACCGAGGCCAACAAGACCCAGCGCCGTTTCCTGTTCGGCTGGATCAAGGAACGGGTGGCCATGTGACCGCAACCACCTGGCGCCCGCTGGCCGCCGTTCTCCTGTGCGGCGCCATCGTGGGCTGGACGACGCAGGGCTGGCGCAAGGACGCCAGCATCGCTGCACTGCAGCGGGAGGCCGCCACCAGCAAAACCAATGCTGCCACCGCACTGGCCCAGGCCACCGCCCGCGTGCTCACCCTGGAGCGCGCGGCCGGCGCCGCCCTGGTGCAGCGCGCCGACCACCTCACCCAGGAGCAAACCCATGCGAAAACCGAGCGTGACCGTTTTAGTATTGACGTGCGCAGCGGCACTGTGCGCCTGTCAATCCCCGTTGCCGGCGACCACTGCGCCGCAGTTACAGATTCCGCCACTGCCGCAGGCCATCAGCACCAAGCGCGCGCCGAACTTGACCCGGCGACTGCGGCAGCTCTTGACGCCATTGCCGGCGACGGCGACGACGCCACCCGCCAACTAAACGCCTGTATCGACGCCTACAACCTAGTACGAGACACCTACCATGTACAAACCGAATAGCCTGCGCCAGCACCTGGCCGCCGCCATCCCCGACCTGCAGCGCGACCCCGACCGCCTGCTGGTCTTCGCCGACGAAGGCAACGTGGTGGCATCGGCCACCGCCTCCCTCTCCTTCGAATACCGCTTCAAGCTCAATCTGATCGTCACCGATTACGCCGGCGACGCCGACGCCATCATGGTGGCCCTGATCGCCTGGCTCAAAGTGCACCAGCTCGACCTGATGGCCAACGAGGAGACCCGCAAGCACGGCATCGCCTTCGAAGTGGACTTCAACAACCATGAAACGGTCGACATTTCCATCAAGCTGGACCTGACCGAACGCGTGGCCGTCAAGACTGGCGAGGCGGGCCGTTTGGACATCAAGCACCTGGCCGAGATACAGCACATGCCAGCCTATGCGGATGAATTCTGGAAGCTGTATGCCGGCGAAACGCTGCTGGCCGAATGGCAAACACCACAGGCGACAGCATGAGCGACGATCTGCACGCGCTGGAAGCCTGGGCCGGGGCGCTGCTGGCCAAGCTGCAGCCGGCCCAGCGCCGCGCCATCAATCACAAGGTGGCCATCGACCTGCGCCGTAACCAGGCGCAGCGCATCAAGGCGCAGCAGGGGCCGGATGGCGCTGCCTATCCAGCGCGCAAGCGGCGCAAGGAATTCAAGGGGAAGAATGGACGGATCAAGCGGCAAAAGGCAGCCATGTTCGCCAAGATTCGCACCGCCAAACACCTGAAAGTGAAGGCGACCGGCGACCAGATCGAAGTCGGCTTCTTTGGCTGGGTGGCGCGCGTAGCGCGGGTACATCAGTTTGGACAACAAGAGCGTGTGAGCAAAAAGGGGCGCATCTACAAATATCCAGAGCGTCCGCTCCTGGGTTTTGAAGCACAGCAAATTGGTCTCATCCGCAACTCTTTGCTTCATCAAATTGAACTGAAGTAAAATTGAAATATTCGATAAGCTCAGGCGCGACGCTCAAAAGCATTGCAACTCTTTTCAAATTTCGATCAACAGAATAGAAAATATTATTTAGATTTTTTTCAACTTATCTCAGCCAGTGATTGAATTCAATTAAATATGAAAATTAAACTGATTTCAAAAATACTATTTCTTGCGATCATTGCAAGCTTCAATGTGAAATCTTATGCTGAAGAAAAAAAATCAGAAAATGAAAAAAAATTTGATCGATGCGTGCATTTAGCTGCGGTGTTTAGCAGTGCGGCAATGTATCGCGATGGAGGTTTCTCACCTCAAGAGGCATGGAAAATGGGATTATACAAAGACGAAGGGTGGGGACCTATTACAGCGGAGGAAAGAAAAAAAATAACAAATCAGGTTTATTTCGATAAAATTTTTTCGCCCATACCGTGGGGAATGATGCGCGACGCGATATTTGAAATATGTATGAAACCTCCGAAAAACTATGAACCGCTTAAGTAGCACTCAGAAATCCAGTTGAATATTTTTCATGAAGAGCATGTAGTACATGCTGGGATTTTCTCGAAATCTGAAATACATAGTCAGTAAGCCGTATAACAACCCGCCCCCACGTGCATCCGCACGGGGACTTCGGCAACATGCATTGCATGAACGCCGACCTCTCCGACCTCACCCGCTTGCTGCAAAACCTGATCCGCCTGGGCACCATTGCCGAGGTCAAAGGGGCCAAGGCGCGCGTACAGCTCGGGCCAACACTCACGACCGAGTGGCTGAAATGGGCCTCGCCGCGCGCCGGCAGCACGCGCACATGGTCGGTGCCGACCGTCGGGGAACAGGTGATCGTCTTTTCCCCCGGTGGCGATCTGACACGCGGCATCATCGTGCCGGCGCTGTACTCGCAGGCATTTGACGCGCCCGAAACCAGCGACAGCATCCACACCACGCACTATCCCGACGGCGCCGTGGTGCAATACGACCATGCGGCCCACGCCCTGACGGCCACGCTACCCGGCGGCACCGCCACCATCACGGCCGACAAAGTCACGTCCGACGCGCCCAGCACCATCTGCACGGGCGACCTGACCGTCATGGGCAAGCTGCTTGTCGAGCAAGCCGCCACCGTGCACGGCGCCACCGCCCTGAACGGCGGCGTGAACGCCAAAGCCGGCGCCACCGGCGGCGTGGCCATGGCCGTGCAAGGGACTGTCAAGGCCAGCGAGGACGTGCTGGCCGGCGCCATCAGCCTGGCCAAGCACTCACACAGCGGCGTCAAAGCTGGCGGCGACAAATCGGGCGGGCCGCTGTGATGCTGGGCATGCACGCCGCCACTGGCCGCCCGCTGTCCGGGCTGGCCCATATCCGCCAGTCCATCAGCGACATCCTGACCACGCCCATCGGTTCGCGCCTGATGCGCCGCCGCTATGGCTCGGAAGTGCCCGAACTGATCGACCAGCCCTTGAACAGCGCCACCGTGTTGCGCATCTACGCCGCCACTGCCTACGCCATCCGCCTGTGGGAACCGCGCATCACCCTGACAAGCCTGCAGTTTGAAACGGGCGAGGCCGGCGCGGCATCCCTGATTCTCGATGGCGTGGCCGATGGCCAGGCTGTGCAGCTCGCGGTCGGCATCGGCCAGGAGGGCACGCCATGAGCACGACCATCGATCTTTCCATGCTGCCAGCACCGACCGTCATCGAGGCGCTCGACTATGAAACCTTGCTGGCCGCCCGGCGCGCCGATCTGGTCGCGCGCTATCCAGCCGCCGCCGACGTCATCACGCTGGAATCGGAACCGCTGAACAAGCTGCTGGAAGAATCAGCCTACCGCGAACTGATCCTGCGACAACGCATCAACGACGCCGCGCGTGGTGTCATGCTGGCGTTTGCGACCGGCGCCGACCTCGACCACCTTGCCGCCCTGTTCGACATCGCGCGCCTTGATGGCGAGGTCGATGACGCCCTCCGCCCTCGCACGCAGCAATCGTTGTATCGCCTGTCCGTCGCAGGGCCGAAAGAGGCGTATGCAAGCCATGCGCGCGCCGCTTCCCCGTACATCAAGGATGTCGCCGTCACCAGCCCGACACCGGGAACCGTCTTGCTCACCATCCTGAGCACGAAGGGCAACGGTACGGCCGCTGCCAGCCAGATTGCCGCCATCAACGCCGCACTATCCGCTGACACCGTGCGTCCAATCTGCGACACCGTGGCGGTGCAAAGCGCCGTGGTGACTGAATACAGCGTGGTGGCCACCCTGGAAACAATGGGAGGTCCGTCGTCGCAAGCGGTGCGCGCGGCAGCGCAAGCAGCAGCCGAGGATTACACGCGCAACGCGCACCAGATCGGCAATGCGATTACCCGCAGCGGCCTGTATGCCGCCTTGCGCCAGCCTGGCGTCACGCGCGTCACGCTGGCCAGCCCGGTACAGCCAGCAGGAGACAACGACATTCTGATTCAACCGGCCGCACTCGGCGCGGCCTGGTGCATGAGCGTCACCATCACGCTGAGCGACGAGCGAGGATCGCCATGACCAACCTGCTGCCACCGAACGCAAGCGCCCTGGAGTGCGCCATCGCCGCGACCGGCGCCGGGATCGATACGCTGCCGGTGGCCGTGCGCGATATCTGGAATCCGGCCACTTGCCCGACCGCGCTGCAGCCCTGGCTCGCCTGGGCGCTTGCCGTCGACGAGTGGGACGAAACCTGGAGCGAAGCGGTCAAGCGCACGGTGATCGCCGACGCCATCAAGGTGCACCGTCATCGCGGCACGGTCTGGTCCCTCAAGAAATCACTGGCACCGCTGGTCATGGCGGTCGACATCATCGACCAGGCGAGCCAGCGCGCCAGCTATGCCGCGTTGAACGCCTTGCGGCTGGATGGCGCCTGGCGGCTCGACAGTACGATGCAAATCAGCCCGATCGAACTGTACGCCAACCTACCGCAGATTCAGCACTGGGCCCAGTTCATCGTGCGCGCCAATCTGGCCGACGCCGTGCGGGCCGAACATTTCGCCCTGCTGCGCCATCTGGTCGAGAAATGGAAGCCGGCCCGCAGTTGGCCCCTTTTCATGTTCTGGCTGATGTTCGTGCTGGAAGTGCGCGTGCAAGCGAGCGCAGCGCTGCAGCTCGACAAACAGATCGGCGCACGCTACCCATGGCATGGCCGCACGATCAGCGACGCCGTGCGCTGGCCTTTGGGCCGGGATGGTGCGACGGTGACACTGCCGCAGGCGCTGGGTACGTTCCGCTTGGGCGAACGGCGCGGCGCGCTCAGCACTTGGCACCTGAAAGGCGGCCGGATCGATAGCAACACGCTCATGCACAGCGCGGCAGCGGCCAGCGTGTACCGCCTGCCGCAGCTCGCCGAGACTGACCGCCGGCTGAATGGCACATGGCGCATTGGCGCACGCATCGCCGCCGCAGCCAGCCATTCCAGTATCACAGCGGCCACCAGCATCGCCGCCGCGCAATCGGTAACGGTCACGCATCACACCAGCGTGCGCATCGACTACCCGGCGACGCCTGCCAAATTGGGCGCACGCACACGACTAGCCGCATGGGGGCGTCTGGATGGCCGCTGGGCCGTCGGATCGACCGTCATAGCCCGTCCCTTTGGCTTCGCGCTTCGGCGCGAGGACGCGATCCAGGCCGAAGCGAGCACTGCCATGGCGTCCACGTCAGCGTCATACGTCAGCCCGGAACGGCTTACCAGGCGCGCGCCGATCAAGATGGCGCCGACCGTGCGGCGGCTCGACGGAAGCTGGCATCCGGGTGCAGAGAACCGCATTGGCCGCTTCCGCCTGGACGGCCGCCGGTTGAGGGCACATCACTTCGTCACCTGCCCACGCATCGGCAGCTTTGCCGTCATGCAGGGTGCGTCGGGCATCGAAGAGAGCCTAAAGCGCCGGTTACACCTGAATGGCGCCTGGCGACTGGGCGGACAGGCAGCGCCGCAATTTCACATCAACATCATCAAGGAGGTTCAACATGGCTGAAGCCATCACGCTCGACGCCTACCGCAAGCGGCTGGCAAAACACATGGCAGATAACACGGCCCTGCCGCCCATTGCCTACATGGCCTTTGGCGATGGTGGCCATAACGCCGACCTCACGCCCAAGGCGCCATCGGCGGGCGCCGTCGCGCTGGTCCATGAAGTGCTGCGCAAGCCGCTGGCCGCCATCACGCAAGAGGACGCTTTCAGCACCACCGGCAAGGGCGTCATCGATGCATCCGAGTTGATCGGCGCCCGCATTTCCGAAGCAGCATTGCTCGATGCCAGCGGCCAGCTGGTCGGCTTGAAAAACTTCGCGCCCAAGCTCAAGGAATCCGACGAGCGCTATGAAATCAGCATCAAGCTGCGATTTTAAAGGACATTAATATGGCTTTGCCCCGCAAAACGATTACCCCGATCCCGAATAATGAGCCGGACGCAGTACCGGCCCTGTGGAATACGCGCTACAGCGAAATCGACGAAAACTTTTCCAGTCTCGACAGCCGGATGACGGCACGGGAAAGTGAAATCGCCCTGGCACGCAATGGAAAACCCAGCCTTGATGCGCGCCTGGGCACCATGGAATCGAACATTTCTGCAACGTCGGTCGACATGCAGAACGCGTCTGGCGCCGCACTGAAATTTGCGCTCGACCAGGCAGCGCTGGCCAACTACAGCATCAAGGCATTGAAGCAGCAACTTCAGCAGGAAGGCGAACTGACGATTGAAAACAAGGGCGTCGTTTTCGGCTGCGTGGCAACCAAATCGGCGACCGCTGCGCGCAACTTGACGCTGTCCACTGGCGTCTGCTTTGCGAACGGACGCACCTATTCCGTGGCTGACGCCGCCAATGCGGCCAGCGTACCGCCCAACATTGGAAACAGCAACGTCACGGCAAGTGCGTATCTGTATCTCGACGGCGACAAATGGAAACTGGCTGTCACCGCCCTTGGCCAAGCGGTGCCAGGCAACGCCATCCGTCTCTATACCTTGACGATCCCGGCCAACAGTACGGATGCTACTGATCCGAACTTGCTTGGCGTCACCCTGACCGATGTGCGGCGTATCGAGCCGCAATTTCCAACCGTGATGAATAGCGCGGTCAGCGTGTCTACTGCGCTCAATACGCTGTCAGAGAACGACTATCGCCTCACCTTCGATGTGGTTACCGCCACCGGCGCACCATGTGAACCGCGACACATCATCCCGTCGAGCCGCGCCACCAACGGCTTCACCGTCACGCTCGCTAGCGCCGCAGACAACGTTCTGGTGCGCTGGCGCGCTTCGAAACTCAACAACTAAGGAGATTCCCTTGGCTCAAATTTTGTTAAAGCAACCCGGCCAGCCTGTCGCTGACTTCTCGATTATCGGCACCATGATCACGGTTGCCGGCGTCAGCATCGACTGCGTGGAGCGCCAAAACGATGGCATGGTCAACGTCGAAATCCGTCACAACGCAGGCGGTGCGGGCGAAGGTGGCAACGGTGCTTATCTGGCACAGATCGCCATCCCCGCGCGCCGCTACGAGACGATCAAAACCAAAACGGGCGAGCAGCAGGCAGCTGTTGCGCTCGACCCTAACGCCATTGAAGTCACGCTCTGGCCCACCGTTTAATCACATCCTTTTTTGGAGTAGAACATGCCAAGTATTTTTGTTAAAGACGACCTGCGCGCCAGCGTGGAAGCAGCCAGCGGAGGCCGTCAAACCGTGCTGTACACGGCGTTGGGCCAACCTACCTACATGAACATCATTCCGCAATTTGACGGGCAGTCAGTCGATGTCAGCCTGCCCGCCGGTCCGCATGAAATGTTCATGGTCAATGGCGTCGCAAAAAGTGAATATTTCGTCGGTGCCTACCCTGGACGCGTGTTCAATGGTGAGCTACTGAGTTTGCCAGGCATGGACCCCAGCGCGGGTCTTAATCACGATCAGGCCGTCGCGTATGCGCGTGCGTGTGGCGCCGGCCACCATTTGATGAGCAATGCCGCATTTGCAGGTATTGCACTGTGGTGCCGGGCCAATGGCTTCCAGCCACGCGGCAACACCAACAATGGCCGCTCCAGCGACGCCACATGGGAAACGGCCCGCCGCGTTGACACTCTGTCGCCCGGCACCGTCTCCGGTGCCGCACGTACCTTGACCGGCTCCGGCCCGCTGGCCTGGCGCCACGACAATTCGTCAGCAGGAATTTCGGATCTGTGCGGCAACGTCTGGGAATGGACACCCGGCATGCGTTTAATGGCAGGCGAATTCCAGATTATTGCAGGCAACAATGCGGCAATGTCATCAACAGATCTGTCGGCGACATCGACCGAATGGAAGGCGATCAACGGCGCAACCGGAGCACTTGTAACGCCGACCTTCACCGGCACGATTGCCGGCGGCGACTACGTGCCAACCACTGCAAACTCCGTGCGCCTGGCCGCCAGTGGCGTGGCGAACTACACGCTAGTGCGCGCATCCGGTCAAAGCTTCGAGGCCATGACCAACCCAGGCGCAACACCTGTTGGTACCGCCGCGCTGGCATTGCTTAAGTCGTTGGGACTGTTCCCTGTCGCCAGTTTGCTGGGCGGAACCATTGCTGCGCCGGCCGCAAATGGAGACTGCATCTGGTCCACCTTGCCAGGCGAGCGGCTGCCATTGCGCGGCGGCTATTGGCTCAACGGCTCGGGCGCCGGCCTGTTTGCGCTGAGCCTGGACACCGCCCGCGACTTCGTAATGTCATACGTAGGCGGCCGCCCCGCTTTCATTCTCTGACCACTTTTACGCGACATCTGTTGGGCTGGGCGACAACCCGGCCCCTTCCCCACACCAGTAGGAGAACTATCAATGGCAACCGATTATCACCATGGCGTGCGCGTCATTGAAATCAACGAGGGTTCGCGCCCCATCCGCACCGTCTCCACCGCTGTGCTGGGCCTGATCGCCACCGCCGATGATGCCGACGCGCTGGCCTTCCCGCTCAACACGCCCGTGCTCGTCACCAACGTGAAAGCGGCCATGGCCAAGGCCGGCAAGAAAGGCACCTTGTACCGCGTGCTGGAAGCCATCGCCGCGCAAACCAAACCGCTCACCGTCGTCGTGCGCGTGAGCGAAGGCAAGACCGAAGTGGAAACGACCACCAATGTGGTGGGCGGCGTCTCGCCTGACGGCAAGTACCTGGGCGCGCAGGCGCTGCTGGCCGCGCAAAGCAAGCTCGGCGTCAAGCCGCGCATCCTGGGCGCGCCCGGCCTTGACACCAAGGCCGTCACCACGGCCATGGCCAGCGTGGCGCAGAAGCTGCGCGGCTTCGTGTATGCCTCGGCCTACGGCTGCAGCAACGCCGTGGCTGCCACCACCTACCGCGCCCAGTTCGGCCAGCGCGAGGTCATGCTCATCTGGCCCGATTTTGTCAGCTGGGATACCGCCACCAGCGCCGATGCCAGCATGTCCGCCGTGGCTTACGCCATGGGCCTGCGCGCCAAGATCGATGAGGAAACGGGTTGGCACAAGACCCTGTCCAACGTGGTCGTCAACGGCCCGACCGGCATCACCAAGGACGTGTTTTTCGACCTGCAAGACCCGGCCACCGATGCCGGCGTACTCAACGCCAAGGAAGTGACCACCCTGATTAACATGGGCGGCTACCGCTTCTGGGGTTCGCGCACCTGCGAGGCGCCGGGCGGCTTCTTCTATTTCGAAAGCTACACGCGCACGGCCCAGGTGCTGGCCGACACCATCGCCGAAGCGCACTTCGCCTACGTCGACGTGCCCTTGCATCCATCCCTGGTGCGCGACCTGCTGGAAAGCATCAATGCCAAGTTCCGCGACTTGAAACTGCAGGGCTACATCATCGACGGCCATGCCTGGTATGACGAACAATACAACGACAAGACGGCGCTGAAAGACGGCAAGCTGGCCATCGATTACGACTACACGCCCGTGCCGCCGCTGGAAAACCTGAAATTCCAGCAGCGCATTACCGACCGCTACCTGGCCGACTTCGCCTCGCGCATCGCGGCGTAATCACCACCACCCTGCCCGCGCCCGCGCGGGCGCAACTGAACAACGGAGAACACTATGGGCCTGCCCCGCAAACTGAAAAATTTTAACTTGTTCCAGAACGGCGTCTCCTTCATGGGCATGGTGCCCGAAGTCACCTTGCCGAAACTGAGCCGCAAGATGGAAGAGTACCGCGCCGGCGGCATGAGCGGCCCCGTGTCCGTGGACTTCGGCAATGAGGCGCTGTCGCTGGAATGGAGCGCGGGCGGTCTGATCGCCGAAGCCCTGAAACAGTACGGCGCGCACTCGCACGGCGCCGTGCAACTGCGCTTTGCCGGCGCCTACCAGGAAGACGATGACGGCACAGTCGCCGCCGTGGAAGTGGTCGTGCGCGGCCGCTACAAGGAAATCGATATGGGCGCGGCCAAGATGGGCGACGACACCACCCACAAATACACCATGGCTTGCAGCTATTACAAGCTGATGATCGACGGCGCCACCGTCATCGAACTGGACTTCATGAGCGGCACCGAAAACTTTGGCGGCGGCGACGCCAATGCGGCCATCCGCAAGGCCATCGGCCTGTAATCCCCCTTTTACTTACCACCACACTACCAGGACAACACCATGCACAACGATCCCCAAAACCAAGCCGTCATCGAACTGGACGAGCCGATCAAGCGCGGCGACACCTTCATCACCTCGCTCACCGTGCGCAAACCCAAGGCGGGCGCCCTGCGCGGCATTTCCTTAATCGAGCTGGCCAACCTGAACGTGTCGGCCCTGCAGATCGTGCTGCCGCGCATCACCGAGCCAACCTTGACCGCGCACGACATCGCCAACATGGACCCGGCCGACCTGCTGGCCGTGGGCGCCGAGGTTGCCGGTTTTTTGGCGAGCAAAGCCGATCGCCTTTCGGTATCCCCGACGAAGTAGAAGACGCCATGGCCGACATTGCCGGCGTCTTTCACTGGACGCCGGCAGCGATGGACGGTTTTACGATAGATGAACTGATGGCCTGGCGCGAGCGCGCCAGGCAGAGAAGCGGAGCGGAATAGATGGCTGGTCGGGATTTAAAGTTACAGGTGACGTTTGCAGCGCTGGACAAGCTGACCGGCCCGCTGAAAAAAATCATGGGTGGCTCCAGCGACACGGCCAAGGCCTTGAAGGCCACCAGTGACCGCTTGCGCGACTTGAACGCACAGCAAAAGAACATCAGCAAATTCCGCGAGCTGCATGGCGGCCTGGACGCCACCCGCACCAAGCTGGAAGCGGCGCAGCAGAAAGTGGCCAGCCTGGCCGTCAAGATGAAGCAGACAGAAGCGCCCACGCGCGCCATGACGCGCGAGTTTAACGCCGCCACCAAAGCGGCCGGCGCCTTGAAGACGGCCGGCCAGCAGCAGGCCCAGCAACTGCAAGTCATGCGCGAGCGCCTGGCGGGCGCCGGCATCGGCACCAAAGACCTGGCCAACCACGAGCGCACCTTGCGCCGCGAGATCGAGGCCACCAACAAAACCATGACGCTGCAGCAGCAGAAGCTGGCCAATGCAAACGCCAGGCAGCAGCGCGTCACCAACGCCACCCAGCATGCCGACAAGCTGCGCAGCAAGGCGGGCAGCATTGCCACGGCCGGCGCTGGCGCGACAGCGGCCGGTGCGGTCATGGCCATGCCCATAGCCAAGGGGCTGCACGAAGCGAAGCATTATCAGCTGGAAAAAGCCCGCGTGAATGCCCTGGGCCTGGGGCAAAAAACCAGCCAACAGGCGATCAAGTTCGCACAGAACATGAAAACCTACGGCACCAGCCAAAACGAAAACCTGGAACTGGTGCGCGACGCGATGTCGATCTTTGGCGACCTGCACCACGCGGAAATGGTCGCACTCACCCTGGCCAAGATGAAATTTGCCAACAAGGCATTCTTCGGCGCCGAGTCGGGCGAAGAGAACGAGCGCATCTTCATGGACCTGCTGAAAGTCATCGAGCAGCGCGGTGGCACCGCCAGTTCGGAGAAATTCCACGACCAAGCCAACATGATGCAAAAGGTCATTACGGCCACGGGTGGGCGCGTGGGGCCGACGGAATGGCTGAACTTCATCAAGACGGGCGGCATCGCCGCCAAGATCATGGACGACAAGCAGTTCTATTACCAGATGGAACCGCTGGTGCAGGAAGTCGGCGGCCATCGCGCCGGCACTGCCCTGATGTCCGGCTATTCGAACTTGTACCAGGGGCGCACCACCAAGCGCGCCGTCAGCAATATGGAAAGACTGGGGCTGATTAAAGATCGTCGTCAGGTCAAGCACGACAAGGTTGCGCAAAGCGCCACCCTTGGCCCTGGTGCCCTGCTGGGCAGTGACATTTTCCGACGCAGCCAATTTGAGTGGCTGGAGCAAGTACTGCTGCCACAACTGGAAAAGAAAGGCATCACGGATCCTAAAGAAATTGAGGACACCATCGGCAGTTTGTTTTCGAACCGCACGGCCGGTAATCAGTTTTTGGACATGTTCCGGCAGCGCATCCAGATGCACAAGAATGCCAAGCTGAACGCAGGCGCATATGACATCGAGCAGATTTATGACCTGGGCAAGCAGCAGGCCGGCGGCGCCGAATTGGAAGCGACGGCCAGGCTGGCCAACCTGAAACTCACCATGGGCGAAAAAATCCTGCCGCTGTACGCGCAGGGGCTGGAACTGGCGATTTCCGCCGTCACGCGCCTGAACGGCTTCATGGAGCGCAACCCGACCGTGGCCAAGGTCATGATCGTCGGCTTTTCCGTGCTGGCCGGCGTGCTGCTGGTGCTTGGCCCGCTGATGCTGGGCATTGCCGCCCTGATCGGCCCGTATGCCATGCTGCACGTCATGTTCGCCAAGATGGGCGTGACCGGCGGCGTGCTCACGCCCATCTTGCGCGGCCTGGGCGGCGCCTTCATGTGGGCGGGCCGGGCCGTGCTGTGGCTGGGGCGCGCCTTCATGCTCAACCCGATTGGGCTGGCCGTGACTGCCATTGCCGGCGCCGCCTTCTTGATCTACAAATACTGGGAGCCGATCAAGGCTTTCTTTGGCGGCCTGTGGTCGGACGTCAAGGCGGCGTTTGCCGGCGGCTTTACCGGTATCAATAGCCTGATCGCCGACTGGTCGCCACTGGGCCTGTTCTATCGCGCCTTCGCGGGCGTTCTGGGCTGGTTCGGTGTTGCGCTGCCTGCCAGGTTCACCGATTTTGCGGCCAGCATCCGGGGGCGTTTCGCCAAGGGTCTGGCACCGCTGGCCGGCTTCTTTACCGGCATCTGGTCGCAGATCAAGACCTCGTTTGCCGGCGGCATTGGCGGCGTCAGCGCCCTGATCGCCAACTGGACACCGCTCGCCCTGTTCTATCGCGCCTTCGCGGGCGTGCTGGGCTGGTTCGGTGTTGCGCTGCCGGCCAGGTTCACCGACTTTGCGGCCGGCATCCGGGGCCGCTTCGCCAAGGGGCTGGCACCGCTGGCCGGCTTCTTTACCGGCATCTGGTCGCAGATCAAGACCGCCTTTGCCGGCGGCATCGGTGGCGTCAACGCCCTGATCGCCAACTGGACGCCGCTCGGCCTGTTCTATCGCGCCTTCGCGGGCGTGCTGGGCTGGTTCGGCATTGCGCTGCCGGCCAAGTTCACCGACTTCGGCGCCAGCATCCTGCAGCGCATCACCGCGTCCTGGCAACCTATCGGCGCTTTCTTTGCCGATATCTGGTCGCGCCTGCGCACCGTCTGCGCCGGCGGCATGGGCAGCATCACGGCCCTGATTATCAACTGGTCGCCGGTCGGCGTGTTTTACCAGGCATTCGCGGGCGTCATGAGCTGGTTCGGCATCGAGCTGCCGGCCAAATTTACCGAGTTCGGCATCAATATCGTGCAGGGGCTGATTAACGGCATCAAGAGCATGGGCAGCGCGGCCTGGGATGCAATCAGGGATTTGGGTGGCGGCATTGTCGGATTGTTTGCCAAGAAGATCGACAGCCACAGCCCTAGCCGCGTCTTCGTCGAGTTTGGCGACAACATCACGCAGGGTCTGGCCATCGGCATCAACCAGGGGCAGGACGGACCGTTGACGCAAGTGTCGAGCATGGCCAAGCGCCTGACCCAGCTGGGCGCCGGCATCGCCATCGGCACGGCCACCGCCCTGCCAGCCAGCGCCTTCGACACGCGCGCACCGCTGGCACAAGGCGGGTTCGGCGCTGGCATGACGATTCAGGGCGACAAGATCGAAATCACCTTCCACGTGCAGGCCGGCACCGATCCCCAGGCCATCGCCCGCGCGGTGAGCGTGGCGCTCGATCAGCGCGACCGCGAAAAGGCGGCGCGCATCCGCTCGTCCCTGCGCGACCACGATTAAGAAAGAAGCACACCATGATGATGATTTTAGGAATGTTCGTGTTCAGCCTGCCGACCTTGGCCTATCACGAGCTGCAGCGGCAAACGGAATGGAAGCATGCCAGCACGGCCCGCGTGGGCCTGCGCGACGCGCACCAGTACGTGGGGCCAGGCGATGACACGATTACCCTGTCGGGCTGGGTGGCGCCGGAACTGACCGGCTCCCTGTATTCGCTCGATGCGCTGCGCATGATGGCCGACACGGGGAAATCGTGGATACTGATCCAGGGCACGGGCCGCATTCTCGGCTCCTACCGCATCACCAGCATGACCGAGGGCCGCAGCATCCTGGACGGCAACGGCGGCGCGCGCCGCGTCGAGTTCTCGATTGCGCTCAAGCGCGACGACGACGGCGTGCTGGCCATGGTCGGCTTGGGCGACATCGGTGACCTGAAAAACATGCTCAGCATCGACGGCATGACCAGCAGCATTGCGGGCGCGGCCAAGAATGCCGTGGGCAGCGTGGTCGGCAATGTGGTCGGCGGTATCACGTCGAAATACGGCGGCGTCGTCAGCGAGATGAAAGACAAGATCGGCGCCGGCATCAGCGGCGCCATCGGCAGCGCGGCGGACAAGTTCAAATGAGCGAGCATATCCCCGCCTTCAAGGTCAGCATCGAGGACAAGGATTTGACGGCCATCGTTTCACCGCGGCTAATCAATTTGACCTTGACCCTGTGCCGTGGCGACGAGAGCGACCAGCTCGACATTTCCCTGGATGACAGCGACGGCAAGCTGGCCATGCCACCGCGCGGCGCGCAGATCGCCCTGGCGCTGGGCTGGCAAGCGTCCGGCCTGGTGGACATGGGCAAGTTCACCGTCGACGAGGTGGAGCACAGCGGTGCGCCCGACACCATCACCCTGCGCGCCAGGTCGGCCAACCTGATCGACACGTTTAAGCAGCAACAGGAACACAGCTTTCACAAGACCACCCTGGGCGCCATCATCGAGGCCATCGCCTTTCGCAACGAGCTGGCGTCGGGCGTCTCGGCGCGCCTGCGCGATATCGCCATCGAGCACATCGACCAGACCCACGAAAGCGATGCGGCCTTCCTGCGCCGGCTGGGCAGGAAATACGACGCCGTGGCCACCGTCAAGAACGACACCTTGCTCTTCATCCCCATCAACCAGAGCCGCACGGCCAGCGGCAAGGCGCTGCCCGTCATCCCCATCACGCGCGCCCTGGGCGACGGCCACCGCTACCACAGCGCCGAAAGCGACGCCTACACGGGCGTGCGCGCCTTCTGGCATGACGAGCGCTATGCGCGCCGCCGCAGCGTCGTGGCCGGCGTGCCCGGCAACAGCAAACGCCTGCGCACCACCTTCGCCAATGAAACGGACGCGCGCGCGGCGGCCGTGGCCGAATGGCAGCGCATCCTGCGCGGCCTGGCCACCTTTGAAATGAGCCTCGCCCTGGGCAACCCGGCCGTGTTCCCGCAATCGCCCGTGACCGTGCAAGGCTTCAAGCCCGAGATCGACGCCACCGAATGGCTGTCGGTCAAGGTTACGCACAGCCTGGGCGGCAATGGATTCACCACGCGGGTGGAGTTTGAAACGAAGACGGAAGCGGTCGAGGCCGAACGAGAGGAAGAGAAAGACCCCTACGAAGGCATCACGGGCGTGGTGGCCAAGTGGAAGGACGTAGCGGCGAAAAAGAAAAAATCGGGGCAGGAGCAGGCCGGTGCCGCTGGCACGCTCAAGACGCTGGAACACCTTTACAAGAGCAAACAGGCCGCCAAACGGGCAGCACTGCATGCTTGGAAACGTATTGAGGAAGTGCGGGATATCATCCGCGAGAACAGCGAGGAACCGTGGAAATCTGAAAAGAACGAGACCGTTCAAGGTAACAAAACAGCATGAACTTACTTACCTAGAGGACCGTATGAGCAACGAAAAACAGCAAAACGCCTGCGAAGAAGCGGAGCGCGAGGAAATCCAAATCCGTGACCACATTCATGACCAAATTCTGGGCGTTAGTGATCGACGACGGTCAAAAGAAATCTGGTTACGGATTCTCAGCTTGGCCAGCCAGGAATGCATTGCTAATGCATTAAGTGAACAGCTAACCCACTTCAACTATCAGGAAGTTCCCGCAAACAGGCGCCCAGGCAACTGCAGCTAACGTGTAATGACTCAGGCTTGGCCTGACACATAGCGTCCGATGAATGAGTTCGCGCCTACGGATTCACTAGGTCAACGCAGAACTGTCCTAAGTCCATGCTCTTCTCGATGATGGTCTTCGCATAGTCCTATGAGAGAATCTATTTCCTCTGTTCCCCAAATCTTAGGATAATGCTTATGGTGCACCTCTTCCAAAGAATTTTCGCAGTTTTTCGCCTCGCATTTTCCACATGCACGGACCACGACCAAAGCGCGCTTTTCGCGCCAAGCGGATGAAAGCAAATAATCTTGATAAGTGGCGAATTTCTGACGAGCGTAGAACTTACTTTTATAAATTTTTCTTTCTTGTATTGAGAGAAGCTCTCGCTCGGCATCCTCAAGCGCCTTTTGAGATTTTTCCAATTTATGCATAACCGCCGCGACGGCCACCCCAAGAAGTGGGTTGACGAGACCCAACCCAAGTCCACCATAAATCATTCCCAGCTTGTACCAAGATGATTTAGTAGTTTTTCTTTTCATCGCAATCCTTGCAATCAGAAAATACCGACACACAAATTCTGGGTGCGATGTAACTAACTCCATCTGCCGTTTATCCATGTTGGCAAAGGGTCAGAAGCGGTGGACGAACACTCGCACTTGATGCCCGGCGCCGTCTCGATGACAATGCCAACCGTGTAAGCCTTCCCGTCGTAATAACATGAATTTCTAATGAACCTGTTCGCCGCCGTGGCCATCACTTCACACTTATACAGAGGCCAGCAGCAGGCAAAAGCCAGTGTGGAAAGTGTGGCGATTTTCCATCGGCTCACCCGCTTTAGCAGCGAGAACTTTCGTTTCCGCCATGAGTTCCGTTGACTATTTTTTTTTGCCGCCGACGTTGATCGTTTGGGGGGCTGTAATGTCTCCGTGAATCTGCTGACCTACTTTGCCATGAAATACCATCTGGGTATTACGTTCTACCGATCTTGCTGGCGGCACTGTCGCCGGTTCTGCAATCCCCTCAACAACGCCAAGTACGCGCGCTTTCCCGCGCAGATCCAACTTACGATAGCCGACTAGCAATTCATTCTCGTCATCCGTCAATGCGCTACTTGCTGCCGTGCCATGCAGTACATATTGCGTATCGACGCCCACTGATGCGATAGCGATTAGATAATCCGCACTAGGAAATCTCTTGTCTTGTTCGTAATTAATTTGTGTGCCCTTCTCGACCTTCCCAACCAGTGCGAACTCCGGTTGAGTCATGCCTAGTCGCTTCCGTTCGCTTTTTAAGCGCTGCCCTAATGTATCCATATGTCTATCTTTTAGTTGCAAAGTACAATTTTTTGTACTAAAGTGACGTCATTACCATGTGACGTATACAAATCATATCCTATGACATCTACCGCTCCAGTCACGCGCCAGCCGAAGAACCCACTTTCGCAGCCAATCCCGATTCGCTTGCTCCCTCCTGAGATCGAGCGCGTGGAAAAATTCGCACAACAAGACTCCCGTTCACGAGCATCGTTTATGCGCCTGATGCTGCTACGTGGCCTGCAATCTTACGAGGCCGAACTCGAACAATTCTCCCTTGTCCATCACGCTTAACTGCACAGGAGCAAGCCCATGTATCCCGATCCAAAACGCGTCCGTAACAACCGTGTCATGGTGCGCCTTGACGAATATGAGTATGACGTCCTGGCCGCCATCGCCAATTATCAGGGCGAGGAACTGGCGCCGTTTCTGCGGCAGCTCGCGCTTCGCCAGGCGGCAATAGTGCTTGGCGACGACAACAGTGTCACCTTACCCAGCATTGCTGCCTAAATGAAGTCACCAATCAGCAACTTTTGAGCAGCCGAAAATATGCCCGACCGTTCCGTACCTGTAGAAACATGCGATGAAGACCAAGACACGTTTGAACGTGTCCGAATACAGCAGGGCTTGGACACCATCGACCAGGCTATCGAGTGGTTGATTAAGGATAACGTACGAATCGGGATTCGCAAGATGAGCGGCCGAGGCCGTGCCCTGTATCAAGTGAAAAGAAAGAACAAATGAGAGTCATCGGCCTGCCCTGCCCGCATTGCGAATACACCGTCCGCGCCGTCAAGAGCCGCACGATGTCCGCCATGTTCAAGGAAATCACCTACATGTGCCAGAACCCCGACTGTGGGCACTCCTTCGTGGCAGGCCTTGAAGTACTGCGCACCCTCTCGCTGTCCGCCATGCCCAAGCCGGATATTCGCATCCCGATGTCGCAGCATGCGCGCACGGCAGCCACCAGCCAGCTTGCCCTGGACCTGACTGCGGGCTGCTGATGACTATCCCGATCCTCGCGCCGCCGTAGCCCGGCCGCTGTAACTCCCCTCTTTTGCTGTGCCCTGCAGCGCTCCCTTTTGAGCGTGCGGGATTCGTTCAACCTGAAATAAGGAAAACCGATGGAAACCACGCTGCATGCCTCCAGTCACGCCGACCATTCCCCGGCGCTGGCCACGCCCCGCCCGGCACTGCAACAATGCGTTGTTCCGGTGGCTCCCGCTTGCTTCCTGCTGCAAGCCAGCGCTGGCGCCAGCATCGACGCGCTGTCCTACTCCGTTCACCAGATTGCCAAGACCTATCATGCCTTCGGTGCGGCCAATCTGACCTTCATCATCAGCGATGCGCAAGCGCTGAACGTCGCGGGCTTCTTTACACCTGCGCACCAGCGTGTGCTGGTAGGCGGCCTGCCCATCGAGCTGCACTACATGTTTGCCAGCGAACACGGCGTCCGCCACTGCAATGGTGCCTCACGCACGCTTTCCTATTGGGCTGAGTACTTTTCAACGCAAGGGGCACGCTAATGCTGCGCCTGGCCAAGACCTGCGGCATCTGGCTGCTGTCGCTCCTGATCGTCATTTCCCCTGACTTGCTGCGGGCCATCGGCGCCATCAAGGACTAAACCATGCCGGCGTCCCTTATCGACAATCACCTGTCCTTCCAGCCTGCCGCCGAGATTCTGGCCGCGCGCGACAAGGACATGCCGACGCCACCAGGCGCCGGGCATGCGCTGGCTGCCATCGCCGAAGCCAAGGCCCAGCTACGCAGCATCAAGCCGCGCAACCTGGCGCCCTTCATGGCCCAAGCCTGGGGATTGTCGCCGCGTGGCGCGCGCCGATCCGTGCTGATCGCCGCCGGCATGGACGCCGACCGCTGGGAATCGCCCATCCATTCATTTACCGAAGAAGAGCGCATCGAGCTGCGCGCCGCCACCTCTGCCGCTATCCGTGTGTACGAAAGACTGTTGAATGCAATCTAAACAAATCCTGCTGCCTGCCCCGCAGCGTCACGAAGCCTTCTTGCGATCCGCCCAGTTCGCGCCCGAGCTGGCCCGCATCCCGTACAAGTGGCGCAACCGCGTCATCACGGCCGCCCTGGCCAAAATGGCCTGGTCGTCCTGGTACAAAGTCTATGAGTCCGTCGCCACCGGCTTTGTGCGCGAGTTCGCCGACCTGTACGTGCCGGCCGGCGTTGATCTGTCGCAGAGCGACGCAGACATCGTGGCCACCGCCGAACGCGCGGCGGCCGGCGTCGTGAAAATGCTGTGGACCGCCATTTCCGACACGCACGCCCAGCAGATCATGGCCGATGAATGCGCCTCGTATGGCATCGAGCTGCCCGAGTTCGACGAGCAGACCGACACCATCGCCCGCCTGGTGGACGCCCGCTGGTGGCGCCGCCAACTGCGCAAGCGGGTCAAGCGCGCCTTCGAGGCTGGCAATATCCGCCTGGGCTATGTGAACTATCGCGGCGAACCCTACGCCAGCAATGACGCCGTGCTATCGCGCCTGGCACAAAACCGGCGCAATGCGGCAGCGCTGGCCGCCACGCTGGTGCAGAACGAGAACGGCCAGCAATTCAGCATCGCCCAACTGGCCGAGAAAACGACCGCGAATAAAGCCATCCGGCGCGGCGAGCTGATGTTGCGCATCAACGGATTTGAGCAGATCGCCCGCGAGTGCGGCGACCAGGGCATTTTCATCACCTGGACGTGCCCATCGCGCTTCCACGCCATGCAGCACAGCGGCAAGCCAAACGACAAGTTCGACGGCTCCACGCCGCGCGAGGCCAATGCATATTTAGGCAAGATGACGTCGCTGTGCCGCTCCGCACTGGCGCGCCGTGGCATCGGCCTGTACGGCTTTCGCATCGCCGAGCCGCACCACGACGGCTGCCCGCATTGGCATCTGCTGCTGTTCGTGCGCCCGACCGCGAAATACAAGACGGTCCACCTGCAAGACGTGGCCGGTCGCGCCATCCGCATCATGAAGCGCTACGCCTGGCGCGTAGACCGTGGCGAACCGGGCGCCTTCGCGCGCCGCCTGGACGTGAAACGCATCGACTGGGCCAAGGGTAGCGCTGCCGGCTACATCGCCAAGTACGTGGCCAAGAACATCGACGGCGTGGCCGAGCACAAAACCAAGGAAGGCTATGTCGTCACGGCCGACACCGAAGGCGACATCGAGCTGACGCCATCGGCGCGGGTCGAGTCCTGGGCCGCTTGCTGGGGCATCCGTCAATTCCAGCAATGGGGCGGCGCGCCCGTCACCGTCTGGCGCGAACTGCGCCGCATCGAGGAAAGCATGGTCAATGAAGCGCCGGCCGCCATGCGCCGCGCCTGGAATGCCGTGCAAAAGATCGACGGCGAAAAGCGCGCCTGCTGGGCCGAATACCTGCGCGCCCAGGGCGGCGCCCTGGTGCCGCGCAAGGAACTGGTCGTCACGCTGGCCAAGGACGAAAAGACCGTCATCGGCCGATACGGCGAAACGCTGCGCACCACGCCCTACGGCGTGCGCTGCAGCGACCTGATAGGCGTGGTCTTCAAGTCCGTGCGCCATACGTGGACGCCGGTACAGGCCACAGGCGCTCGCGCGGTGGCTGTTGGGGTTGCCGTTCCTCGGACTCGTGTAAATAACTGTACGCACCCCGACCGCCCTGCCCCGGCCACGCCGCCGGCGGCGCCCGCGCCAAACCTGCCCGACGAGGCCAAAACCGCACTGATTGCCGCCTGGGCGGCCGTCAACGCCTGCCCCTATCCCCGGCTGATCGTCCCCGACAACCCACCCCATGAAGGAAATGGCACATGAGCACCTATGCCGTGATCGTTCGCACGCAAACCGAACGCTTTGAATACGCCGCGATTGCCGCTTCCAGCGGCGACGCGATCCAGGCCGCCCTCGACCACTTCGGCGTGTGCGGCGTTACCGCCAAACTGAAAGGAGCACCGCAATGCTGAGCACCCTGACCGATTCACCGCGGCAAATCGCCCTGGGCGACCGAGTGACCTTCGATACCGACGAAGGCTACCAAGCCGGCACCGTCAACGACCTGCGCCGCGACGTCGGCAATGGGGAGCTGCACGCCTGGGTGAAGCTGGATCACCAGTGGGCTGGCGTGTTCCGGGCGGTGCCGCTGGGCGCCATCGAGGCGGTCAAGAAGGCCGCCGCGCCTGTCGGGTGCCCGGCATGACGGCGGCACCCCCCGCCGAGGAAGCGGATTACAAGGAATTTTGTCGACTGCGCGATTACCGCAAGCCAGGCGCTGAGGTGCCGCAGTACACGGAGGCCGAAGCGTTTGCTTTGGCGGTACAAACTGATTGCGAGAATAGGAAAAAGAAATGCTTCGCTACATGACCATACCGAAGTTCTCTACCGAGTCGGGTTACACGCCCGACGCGATCAGAACAAAGATCCGGGACGGGATCTGGCCGAAAGACGCCGTCTGGATCAAGGCGCCAGACAATCGAATTTTAATTGACGTAAAAGGATATGAATCATGGGTAGAGACGGGCGAGGTGTTAAAGCTGCATCGGAAAGCAGCATCGAAATCACCTTCATGTATCGCGGCACCAGGTGCAGGGAAAGGATCGCGCTCAAGCCCACCTCCGCTAATCTGAAACGGGCTGAGAACCACCGGGCGGCGATCCTGCATGCGATCGCCACCAACAGCTTTGACTACACGGCCACCTTCCCGCAATCGTCCAATGCTGCCAAGTTTGCCGACCAGGTCGGCGATGTGCAGACCATTGAAGCGTTTCTGGACAAGTGGCTGGACAGGCAGAAAAAGCATCTCAAGGCCAGCACCTACAACGGCTATCGCAAGATCGTCGTTGGCCAGCTGATCCCCTGGTTCGGTACGATCATGCTGTCGGCGCTGCGCAAGAAAGACGTGCGGGCGAAGCTGGAGCCCATGAACGCGACCAACAAGACCATGGCCAACATCCAGAGCGTGCTGCGCAAGGCACTGGACGACGCGATAGAGGACGAGCTGATCGAGGTGAACCCGCTGGCGCGCTGGTGCTATTCCAAGGTCGAGGCGCCGCAGTCGAAGGACGATATCGACCCGTTCACGAAGGAGGAACAGTCGGCAATTCTCGCGCAGGCAACCGGCCAGGGGCGCAACCTGTTGCAATTTGCCTTCTGGGCCGGCTTGCGCACGTCTGAGCTGGTGGCACTGGATTGGGCCGATGTGGACTTCGTGCGCGGCGTTGTGATGGTGACGCGCGCCCTCACTCAGCATTCCAAAGCGGCAGAGAGCACGAAAACGAACGCCGGCCGCCGCGAAGTCAAGCTTCTGGAGCGTGCGATGCATGCGCTGCAGGAGCAAAAGGCATTCACGTGGGCGAAGGGCGAAGAAGTTTTTCAAAATCCTCGCCTGGAGCGGCGTTGGGAGGGGGACCAGCCGATTCGCAAGACTTTATGGACCGGCATCCTGCAACACGCTGGTGTGCGGTATCGCAACCCTTATCAGACGCGGCACACCTACGCCAGCATGATGCTCTCGGCCGGTGAACACCCTATGTGGGTGGCAAAACAGATGGGGCATGCGGACTGGACAATGATTGCGCGGGTGTACGGACGGTGGATGCCGGATGCAGATCAGACGGCCGGATCAAAAGCGGAAATTGTGTTCGGTCTTTAAGGATTAAGTCTATCGGCTGGCTGTCATGCAACATTACCTATCCTGACTGAGGGGCGGGAAGCGCCCCTTTGCAGACATTCCTGTTTGCCCCTTCAAGCCACTCGCGAACATAATGCTGCCGCAGGAAATCGACGAATAGGCTTGGGCGATAGTTACTTCAATAGCTTAGCCATGCGCTCGAGATCGGATGCGACATCGTTAAAGCCAAAATAATTTGTCGGGTGCTCATAGAACATATCTATATTTCTGTCGGACACATAATCCTTGAGTCTACTCCGTAACTCGTCACGCAACAGCATCGCATCAACCTTGAAACGACGCTCCCACTCCAAGTTTCGGTTTGAACTGTCTTCGCTCGACTTCATAGTGAATGCACTCCATAACCGATTTTTCGACTCATCGTCTACGGCGGCCGTCATCGCAGCCCATTCATTTGCCTGAGTGGTTCGGTCAACACCTTGATGTTTAGCAATAAAATCTCGAATTTGGCTAACAAATTCAAGTGCTTTTTGAGTTAGCGCAGCCGGACTTGCATCAACGACCGCTTCTAATTTCTCATCGTATTTCAGAGCCTTCTCGCGGTATCGTTCTACCTGCTCTGCGCGAAGGATTACCCGTTCTTTCAGCGACTCGACTGTCGCCTTGGTTTCTGCAATGGTTTTAGCGTGGTACCAGTTGGACACCAGCATGGCTAAACCAAACGACACGACAACCAGCCCAACGAAGGCCAGTGGCGCAGAAGTCACCAGGGTCCAATTTTTTTCGAAGAAATCCAACAAAAGCTTTTCCATGGAATGCACCTATACCTAGATTCAATGGCGGGATTATCACATCAAACATTGCCGAAGATCCATTAATCTTGATTTTTACGGACTTGAGCGTGCCTACGCTTCGGCCTAGCTTCTTCATCGCGTCCATTGGCGAAGGTGATGCGATCCGCAGGCCGTATGATGACTCCATCGGTCCATATCGCTTACCAAGGTAAATCCAACTGCTGAAGCAGGTTCTCACTGGCCGCGACGTGCCCAAGTAGAGGGCGTATAAGTAAATCCTCTTCAGTACGGAGAGGTCGTAGGCGACTTTGAGTTTGCTGCAGAAAACTTGTTCAAGGCTCGGGGGCAGGTTCTGGCCGCCAGCGGCCCATGAGCATAGCCAATTATCAAGCGAAAAAAGTCACGCATTGTCACGTTAGCGCGAATGGCTGCCTCTGGCCGACAGCTGCCGTTGCGGGTTGATTGTCTGCATTTTGCCAGCAAAACCTTCAAGATGCCTAAAAAATCTAAGTTTACGGTAGGTTCGATTCCCGCCGTCTCCACCACTGAATAAATAAAAGGGCTTCCCCGTTTTGGCGGGGAGGCCCTTTTTATTTATTCCATGCATGCAGAGCGCGGGCAGCGCATCTGCGTCCGGTACGGACGCGGGGGTTTTGCGGGGCCTTCGGCGAGCGCAGCTCGGCGCCGCAAGACCGGGTTGCGCTTGCAAGCGCAACCCTCTCCGATTCGTCTGACTGGCTCTTGCGCCGCAGGCGGTTTTTCCTAGCAACAACATCATCCGCTCAGGCCGTGTACAAATGGCGGACCTGGCCCTCGCTCCGTGCCTCCGCTAATCTGAAACGGGCCGAGAACCATCGAGCAGCGATCCTGCACGCGATCGCCACCAACAGCTTTGACTACACGGCCAGTAGCAACGTTGAGCAACTTCATCGATGAGCCGCTGAGTTCGGGCATGGCCGTAGCGGCCAGCTTGGCGCGTGCCTGCGCGAACGCCTGGGCGCTCACGGCATGGACCAGCTGCGCCTGTTGCCGCAGATGCGCAAAAAATTCATCGAGTTCAGTTTGTACGCTCTTGCGCATGCCGGTGAGCATAAGTGCCACCAGGGCCGGCAACGGCAACTTGCGCCGACGCTGGAAAGCCGTCGGATGATCCGGGTGACGGGCATGATCGAGAAACTGGTTGGAATGCAGGTGGCAGGTGAAATTGGACAGCAAGGAAGCAAGGGACATGGCGGCAAAGAAGATCAAGAAGATCTTCATTGGCGGCGGCGCAAAGCCGCTACCGCGTCAAGGACTATTTGATTTATCAGGCAGAAAATTGCGCTGCGCGATCCTTAACTTGGGTGCATTGGACCCCGCTTCCTCATTTGAAAAAAGGCTGGTGCACGGCATTGCCGCACACCAGCCCTTGGACTGGCCCTGCTGGAAGAACACTGAAGGTCAAGTTTTCGTGTTGGATAAATCGGATGGCATCGCACGGCGCTGATTTGGTCGCCATTGCAATAGGCGCTGTCCGAGCCGAACCCCCCATTTTTCTACTGTTTTGTGCATTATATAGCTGAGAATCAAGAGCCCAAACAATGCTTGTATATTGGCAGGAAGGAGGTCGATTGATAAATGAGTCAGCAACATCTTGATCGGATCCCATGCCCAGTTATGGAATAAGTAGACGGCAAATGTCAAATTGGACAGTAATAGTACAACTGGAGTCGGTTTCAGGTCCGCTCGATAAATCCAGGCAGCGCTAAAGATTGCGACAGCGATCGCGACAAAATGCGTACCTAGCCAGTATGGTGTATATTTTGCGACCAGGTCGAAGTATTGATACAGGATGAATCCGGTGAAAAATAACAGTGACCAAAAATGAATTTCTTTTTTCTCAAAAAGGTAATAAAAGACGCCGATAAACAGGATCGGTGTATAAATCGTGAAATAGGCCGGAAATGTTCCTGCGAAATTGGGGACGGGATCCATCATGCGTAGGCCGAATGTAACGGCTAGCAATGCCCATGGCAGGAGTTGACGGCGCTGATTTAATAAGCCGAGACATTTCAAGAGTGCCATCAGTAAGTAAAACATGATTTCAATGCGCAAGGTCCATTCAACCCCCAGCAGAGTGTAGGGCGCTTGCAACCAGTCGCCCAGCAATAATAGCTGAATCACGATGATGCGTAGTTCAGGAAATGGCTGATGCAGAAAATAGTTATTTATCAGCAATTGTGATAATACCGCCACTATATACAAGGGGTAAATTCGAAAAATTCTCTTGACGAGAAATGTGCCGGTCGATTCTTTTATTAGTACATGAGTAATAATGTAGCCGGAAATCATGAAAAAGACTGTGACGCCAGCGCCACCACTCCAGAAAGCGGGCAATATGATTTGCAGTAGTAACTTGGGTGTTGCATGAACTAGCGGATCGTTAGCCCAGGAGTTCAAGTCAGCGTAAAATTTGTGTCCAATTAAAACACTGACGAAAGAAAAAATACGCAGATAATCCAGAAAAACCAGTCGGCTTGCGAGTGCAGAATCGGACTTGATGAGGTCAGTACTCATGTATTTGTACAAATAAAAGTGTGCGGATACCCGCAGGAATGGCATCGCTTCTGATTGCTTGCCGTGAAGTGGCATAGGCTGGCAGCTATCTGCAATGCGGGCTGATAAAACTTTACATTATAAGCGTTTCCGCTATTTGATTGAGGATTATGTTGGCGAGAGTGAAACTAGAGAGAGAGATAGACTTGCGTGCTTGTAAAACATGAAAGCAGTGTGCGTCTGGCATCGTGTTTCCGCCAACTCGGACGCGTACGCAAGTAAATCCAATGTTGTGACCTGGTGCAGTGAGGGCGTGAAGAGGGGGGCATGGCGAGCCAATCCTCCCAAGTTAAGCAATAGTTTTTCATTAAACGGCCTTGTACGCCATTTATTTATGCGGTTTGCAGGTCGTTTGACGTGATCTGGATTGCCCTGGTCGATGCGAAGCCTGCGTGCGAACCGTTCTTGTAGTACTTGCGGCGGAACAAGGTGGCCGCCTCGTTGAGCCAGGCCGATTGCAGCGCGCTCACCTTTCCGCAATCGTCCAATGCCGCCAATTTTGCCGACCAGGTGGGCGACGTGCAGACCATCGAGGCGTTTCTGGACACGTGGCTCGACAGGCAAAAAAACACCTCACGGCCAGCACGTACAACGGCTATCGCAAGATCGTCGTCGGCCAGCTGATCCCCTGGTTCGGGACCATCATGCTGTCGGCGCTGCGCAAGAAGGACGTGCGGGCGAAGCTGGAGCCCATGAACGCGACCAACAAGACCATGGCCAACATCCAGAGCGTGCTGCGCAAGGCGCTGGATGACGCGATAGAGGACGAGCTGATCGAGGTGAACCCGCTGGCGCGCTGGTGCTATTCCAAGGTCGAGGCGCCGCAGTCGAAGGACGATATCGCCCCGTTCACGAAGGAGGAACAGGCAGCGATTCTTGCTCAGGCAACCGGCCAGGGACGCAACCTGTTGCGGTTTGCGTTCTGGACCGGCTTGCGCACGTCCGAACTGGTGGCCCTGGATTGGGCCGACGTGGACTTCGTGCGCGGCGTTGTGTTGGTGACGCGTGCTCTCACACAGCATTCCAAAGCGGCAGAAAGCACGAAGACGAACGCCGGTCGCCGCGAAGTCAAGCTGTTGGAGCGCGCCATGCATGCGCTGCAGGAGCAAAAGGCATTCACGTGGGCGAAGGGCGAAGAAGTTTTTCAAAATCCTCGCCTGGAGCGGCGCTGGGAGGGGGACCAGCCGATCCGCAAGACTTTATGGACCGGCATCCTGCAAAACGCTGGCGTGCGGTATCGCAACCCTTATCAGACTCGGCATACATATGCCAGCATGATGCTTTCAGCAGGCGAACATCCGATGTGGGTGGCGAAGCAGATGGGGCATGCTGACTGGACAATGATTGCCAGGGTATATGGGCGTTGGATGCCGGATGCAGATCAGTCGGCCGGATCAAAAGCGGAAATTGTGTTCGGTCTTTAAGGATTAAGTCTATCGGCTGGCTGTCATGCAACATTACCTATCCTGACTGAGGGGCAGGAAACGCCCCAAAGCGGAAGTTACTGAGTAAGTAAAACTGCCAAAACTTCTTTTTGCCCACGTTCGATTGCAAACGCTCTTGCATCCATATTTGTCATTGATTGACCTGTATAGGCCACGCTGTAGTCAATTCCATATTCAATAAATAATTCAGCCAACTCGGTACTACCAACATAGATTGCGCTGAATAACGCGTTTCTCTCCGGCTCACTTACATCAAACTTGGCTCCTTGACTTAGGAGAAATTTGCAGACTTCCACATGGGCCTTTGAGGCAGCATAATTTAGGGCATCACCACCAAAGGTACCGCCCCTTGCATCAATGTCAGCACCACAGGATAGGAGGAGTTTGAGAGCTTCTAAATTTCCAGCACCTGCTGCAACATGCAAAAGAGGACCGAACGGCGTCTGACTGTTTAGTAGAGCCAAATCTTCGCGTAATAGCTGCTCTAAGCTTTCAATTCGCCGCTCCTGAATGGCGTCGTAGGCTGCCTTTAATTTATTCATGATGATATCGCTATTCGGTACATGGTTAGCAAAATAGACAATTGGAAATGGCTGCTCTTGGCCGACAGCTGCCGTTGCGGGTTGATTGTCTGCATTTTGCCAGCAAAACCTTCAAGATGCCTAAAAAATCTAAGTTTACGATAGGTTCGATTCCCGCCGTCTCCACCACTGAATAAATAAAAGGGCTTCCCCGTTTTGGCGGGGAGGCCCTTTTTATTTATTCCATGCATGCAGAGCGTAGGCAGCGCAGCCGCGTCCGGTACGGGCGCAGGGGTTTTGCGGGGGACGGGCACTGCTCGTCCGATAGCCGCAAAACCGGGTTGCGCTTGCAAGCGCAACCCTCTCCGATTCTTCTGGCTAGGTTTTGCGCCGCAGGCGGTTTTTCCTAACGATAACCTTAGCGGCTCAGGCTGTGTACGAATGCCGGACCTCGCTCTGTGTCAGGGGCCAATGATATAGTGCCGGGAATGTATTCACTGAAGGAAACCAACATGAAAAACGACACAACCGCTCGCCCGCAAGCTACCCAGGCACCTGCCAGACTCAGCAAAGGGGACTTCGTCACCGCACTGCGCAAGCTGCTGCAAGAAGCAGGAAAGGCCGGCGAAACCAGCGTGGACGTACGCGCCGCGACCCTGCACACCGACGTTGGCGTTTATCCCGCGCGCGGCCACTCGATGCCGACCTGTTGCACGGTAATGTATGAAGAGATGCAGCCGGGTGACGAAATACTGCTGACGCCAGCCGGCGGCAAAGGACCTACGCTGCTGGTACGGTATAAATTCCCGCGCTGAGAATTGCGGTCTTAAGTACTGGTGGCAATTCAGAGCGCTAATCGGCTCCGTGCGCTTCCTCGCTATTGTGTTGAAAAAGTTGAGTGGCAAGAATTTCGGGAGGCCTCAGATCTCCAGCCTGCCGATGATCGTTCACTAGCGACGGTACTGGCCCGTCCAGCCTCGCAGGAATTCTATCGACAGGTCAACGTACCCGCGTTTTTCAACACAACAGGCCGATAGTTGCCGTTGCGGGTTGATTGTCTGAATTTTGCCAGCAAAACCTTCAAGATTCCTAAAAAATCCAAGTTTGCGGTACTTCGATTCCCTCCGTCTCCACCACTGAATAAATAAAAGGGCTTCCCCGTTTTGGCGGGGAGGCCCTTTTATTTATTCCATGCATGCAGAACGCGGGCATTGCATCGGCGTCCGGTACGGGCACGGGGTGGGGTTGCGGGGGACGGGCACTGCTCGTCCGATAGCCGCAAAACCGGATGGCGCTTGCAAGCGCCATCCCCTCCGATGCGTCTGACCAGATTTTGCGCCGCAGGCGGTTTTTCCTGACGATAACCTTAGCCGCTCAGGTCGCGTACGAATGGCGGACCTGACCCTCGCGCATGCTGGGCAACGTGTTCTTTCCGCCATGGCGGCGGTGAATCCTGTTCCAGCCCGCAATTGTTTGCGGAAGCGCAATCCCGGATGGAACGAAATGCGAAACAATGCCAGTTCCCCCCACCGTTGCGCCTGGCGGAGTCGAGCATGCTTGAAGTTCAGCCCAGCGACAAGCGCGGTTTTTTTTATCCTGCCCCAGGCTCCGGAAGATGCCGGGTATTACGTCTATGGCAATCTGCACCGGATGCCACATTCCGGCCATATGGCCTAATATGGGCACCCCAGCTTGCTATCCCTGATCTTTTACATCGAACGTGAATGGCAGGCAATTGATGATCGGAAATTTGGCATCGGGAATATCAGCATCGCGGAAGGATTGGCGTACGACAAGCATGTGAGCCACAGAAAGGGCATTGAAATGGATCTACGCCCCCTGCGGAAGGACAAGCTGGAAGGCCAGTGCGCACGCGTGTCGCGCTTTGATGACGTATATGACCGGGACGCCACCATCAAATTGATACGGCTGTTTTTGCGCCATCCCATGGTCACCAAGGTCTTCTTTAACGATGGTGAGGTACAAAAGGCGATTGCCGGTGGGGGCGTCCGGTCTCTGCAAGGGCACGACGACCATCTTCATATTGAGATCAGAGAGCACTGA